TCCGCCCCCCCACAACAAAGCGGTGCGGCCCCAATAGCATGGGCGACGGACACAATGGCGGCGGCCGAGAGCGCAAATGGTTTTCGGTGCCGGAGTTTGCCAAGGCGGTGGGATACAGCACTCAGCGGGTTTATCAGTATATCAAGGACGGCAAAATACAGGACAAGCACCTGGACAACCGCGGCAAGGGGCACGCCAAGCGGCGGATAAAAATGGCGGAGGCCCTCCAGGACCTCGCCGACACCCTTATCATGGAAAATAGAAACCACGGCGCGGAACATGCCGAGCTCCCGGAGGCCCGGAAAACAGTAACGGACCCCGCGGCCGAGACGCACCCGCACCCCAGCACGCGCGGCGCGGCCGTGGAGGCGTGTGGTTTTGGTAAGTTTACTCTGACAGAGGCCCAGGCCGAAAGCGCCCGGCAAAAAGCCGCACAACTAAAAATGAAAAACGACGTGGAGGCGGGCAAACTGATCGACGCAAAAGAGGCGGAGCGGCAGGCTTTCGACGCCGCGCGCTTAACCCGGGACGCGGTCCTCGCCGTACCGGACCGGCTGGCGGCGGAGCTGGCCAGTATTACCGAGGTCCACGAAATCAACGACGTAATGACCCGGGAGCTAACACAAGCCCTTGAGGGGCTGGCCGGGGTGGAGGCATGATAGTCCACGCGGACAGGGTCCTGGATTTGGGCCGGGTGGCCATTGCTTTTATGGATGGCCTGCGGCCTGACCCGTACGAGAACCTCGTGGACTGGAATAATAAGCACCGCGTGCTCCCCAAAGAGTCCAGCGTCGAGCCTGGGCGGTATAGGACCAGCCGCACGCCCTACGTTGAGGAAATACTCCTGGAGCTTTCACCGCAAAGCCCCACCACTGAGGTGGTATTTGTAAAACCCACGCAAGTAGGCGCCACCGAGATAGGCAACTGTTTTCTTTTTGGCACGGCCAAGAGGTATCCGGGCCCCAGTATGATGGTTTTCCCTACGGATAAGATGGCCCAAAAGCACAGCAAGAAAAAATTAATGCCCTCAGTCCGGGCCATGCCCATCCTTACGGATATTATTAAACCCGCAAAGTCCAGGGACTCCGGTAACACCCAGCTTTTAAAAGAGTATCCCGGGGGCTCGTGGACCTTGACCGGGTCCAATAGTCCGACGGCGGCCAGGTCCGACACCATAAGGTATTTGGTCTTGGATGATTACGACGGATTTGTCCCGGACGCCGGTGGCGAGGGTGCCCCGGGGGACCTGTTTAAAAAGCGGACGGATGCGGTGGGCGCAAAGAAAAAAATTTACACAAACAGCACGCCGACCAATACCGGCGCCTCCAATATCGAGGACGAGTGGGACGAGTCGAGCCAGGGATATTTCCACGTCCCGTGCCCCCATTGCCAGGCCATGCAATTTATGGAGTGGGAGTCCATTAAGTTTACCCGGAATGAGGACGGCGAGATAATAGACGTGTGGTATGTATGCAAAAAGTGTGCCAAGAGAGTCGAGGAGTACCAAAAGACCAAAATGATGGCCCAGGGTGTGTATGTCCACAAGTACCCGGACAGGAAAAAACGGGGTTTTAAAATCAATGGATTGTATAGTCCTTTCGGCTGGTTTTCCTGGCATGACTTGGCCTCTGAATTTTTGGCGGCAAACGTCAAACTTAAGCGAGGGGACAATCGGGCCATGAAAGTATGGACCAACACCCGCAAGGCCGAGACCTACCAGGAAAGCGGGGAGCAACCCGACTGGACAGGGCTATCGACCAGGGCGGAGCCGTACCCGGTCCTCACGGTGCCCCTGGGTGGCTGTCTCCTGACCGCAGGCGTGGACACCCACGACAACCGCCTGGACGTCAAGGTCAAGGCCTACGGGCCTGGGGAGGAGTCCTGGGCCATATACTGGGGCACTCTATGGGGAGACCCTGCGGAGGCGCCCGTGTGGGCACAACTCGACGAGCTTTTATATCGGCCTTATCCCCACGCGTCGGGCGCGGACCTCCATATCCTGACAATGGCAATTGACACCGGTGGCCATAGGACCCAGGCCGTTTATCAGTACGCGCGTAAGCGGGCGCCCAGGGTTATTGCGGTCAAGGGGGCCAGCTCAAAGGGGCGGCCTATCCTGGGGGCTCCGACAAAGCAAGACGTCGACGTCCTGGGCCGCAAGATTCCAGGCGGGGTGGAGGTTTGGCCCATTGGCACGGAACTTGCAAAGGGCACCGTTTACGCCCGGCTCAAATTGACCGAACCCGGCCCGGGCTTTTGCCACTTCCCTATCGGCCTGGACGAGGAGTATTATTTGCAGCTTACCGCGGAAAAACTCGTCAAGCGCTATGTAAAAGGGTATCCAGTTTATGAGTGGATTAATACCAGGGTGGCCAACCATTCCCTGGATTGCGAAGTCTATGCCATGGCCGCAGCTTATCGGGCCGGGGTCCAAACGGTCGACTGGGAAGCATTGGCCGACCGGCTCCAGGTCACATTACCGGCGCCCACCACTTTGGCGCTCCAGGAAAAAATTGTAAATAAACCACCGCCCGAGACGCCCGCACCCCAGGGCCGCCGGGATAAACCGGCCAGGACCCGAACAGGGCGCCCAGGGCCCGGGGGTTACAATCGTCCGGGATGGCTGGGGGGTTAATAAGAATATTGACGCCGGGGGTTTTCGGTGGTAAAGGTGAGACAATTTACATTTTAAGCAATAAGCGTGCCAAATTAATTACATCACAGCCAGGAGGTCAAACGTGTGGCAATAAAGACAACTTTATCCCAGCTTGAGGAGGTCCAGGAGGCTATTACCAAGGTAATGTCTGGACAGTCCGGGACGTGGGACGGGAAAATGTTAACCATGGCAGATTTGGACACACTTACCCAGCGCGAAACCATGCTCCTGGGGCGGTATAACTCCGAACAAAACGGCGGTATCACCCGCAACACAGGGAGGATAAAACGTGGCTGCTAAGTCTGTTACATTATACGGCCCGGACAATAAACCACTGGCGCCCACCGGCGGATTTTTCCGCAAGGATGCGGCCAAAAGGACCGGGTCCCTGTCCAACTGGTTACCCCGGCAGACGTATGGCGATGCCTACGAGTCCATGGAGCGCGAGGCCATTGTCGGCCGCGTTATGTCCCTGGTCGGAGACGACCCAAACGCCGAGGGGATAATCGGCACCTTTGCCACCACCATTATAGGGGCAGGCCTTAAACCGGTGCCCGAACTCGACGCGGTGGCCCTGGGCATATCACCCGAGGAGGCCCGCAAAATTGAGGCCATACAAAAAAATATATACGCGACCTGGTCGCCCGACGCCGACGTCGGGGAGCGATTTACCGACGGCGAAATCCAGCACCTTAAGGCGCGGAGTCTGTTTGGGCGTGGGGATTCTTTCGAGATAATTTATATGCGTAAGAATGGACCCGGCAAATTTTCCATGGCCTCCCAGGTTATTGACCCGCTACGGGTTAAGACGCCGACGGACATGCGCTCCAACCCGAACATAAAATCCGGCATAAAAATCGGCAAGCACGGCCAGCCCGTGTCCTATTTCGTTAAAAAAGCAGGGCAAGGACTGAGCCCCGGGGCGGACACGTCCAAAAACTTTGTCGAGATATTTGCCAGGAGGGGCCACAGGTGGTCCATGCTCCATGATTTTATTGCAAAGGACCCGGAACAGGTCCGGGGATATCCTATTTTGTCGCCCGCCGTCCGCTTTTTTAGGGACCTGGCCGACCTGATAGGCGCGGAGCTTACGTCCAGCGTAGTAACCGCGGCCATGTCCGTATTTGTGGCCGACGAGACCGACGCCTCTGGACTTGCGGAGGGCCTCCTGTCTAACACTTACCGCAGCACCAAGGACGAGCGCCACCAGGATATCAACCCGGGCGAGATTTGGTACGGGTCCGCAGGGCAAAAGCCCCATTTATTGGCGCCGGACAGACCGGGCACGACCTTTGAGCCTTTTACTAAAATGGTCAAAAAATCCATATCCATGTCGACCGGCGTGCCCTATGCCGTGTTATTTAAAGACACCGACGGCATAAACTTTGCGGGATTTCGGGCGGCAATGCTGGAGGCCTGGAGGGTTTACGACTATCACCGCAAAAGAATAGGGCAAAAGGATTGCCAGAAAAAATATACAATGCTTATGGAGGAGGCTTGGCTCCGGGGCATGTTGCCCATAGGGGACGATTTTATGGACAATAGGGTGGCATATACCCGCGTGTCCTGGTACGGGGCTCCAAAGGGTGATATTGAGCCATTTAAGGCCATCCAGGCGGACATATTAAAGAATAAGAACGGCATTAAAACCAAGGAAAAGATAATCATAGAGGACGGGGGGCCAGGTTTTACCGAGGTCACCAGGCAAATAGGCGAGGAGAACACCGCCGCCGAGGCGTTAGGCGTCTCCCCGGACCCAAAACCGGAACCAAAGGAGGGCGCGAATGACTGATTTTAAGGACAAAATTTGGCTTATGGAGCCGGAAAGCTATAAGGGTTTTGCAGAAACCCGCGCCAATGTTATGGCGGAGCCGAGTTTTATGGCCCACATGGCGGCATACGAGGGCAAGGACCCGAAACCTTACGCCGTGACCAATGGTGTGGCCATAATTAACTTTTTAGGACCTATTACGGCCCGGGACAGCTTTTTCTCCTGGTTAATGGGGGGCGCGGTATTACCGGCCCTGACCAACCAAATGAGAGCGGCAGACCTGGACCCGGACGTCTCCGGGATAGTGGTTAATTTTGACAGCCCCGGGGGACCACCCGCGGGCCTGGCGGAGTTTTCCAATATGGTCCGGGGGTTAGAGACCCCCACCGTGGGCTTTTGCGACGGCATGGTCGCCAGCGCCGCCCTATGGATTGCCACGGCTATGGACCACATGGTCATAAGTAAGACGGCCAGCGTGGGCTCCATTGGTGTTATTGCGGTCCTGGAGGACGTTACAGAGGCAGCCGCCCAGGCGGGTGTTAAACTTACCGTATTAAGGGCCGGGAAATATAAGGCCCTCGGTATGCGTTTTGAGACCTTAACAGGCGAGGCGAAAGCCGTCTTACAAGCCGAAATTGACACGCTTTACTCGGTATTTATTGACGAGCTGGCGGGCAATTTGGGCAAGACCCCGGAGCAAGTCCTGGAAATGGCCGAGGGCAAAATGTTTATAGGTGAGCAAGCCGTCGAGGCAGGCCTGGCGGATAAAATTGGATTTTTAGAGGACGCCATTGCTTTGGCGTTAAACAATAACACAGAGACAGGAGGTACAAAGATGGCAGACATTAAAACTGTCAAGGCTATGGTTAAAGCGTACCCGGAACTATGCGCGGAGCTGGAAAGCAGCGTGGATATGACCGAGTATTTGGCAGCCGAGACAATGGCCGAGACTACAAGACTTTTGGGTCTTGTGGCTGCGTATTTTGGCAAAGAGAGCGGCACGCTATTTGAGGCCGTGGTCGCGTCAGGCGTGACCCTGGAACAGTATGAAAGCGTCAAGGCGTCAATCCCGGCACCGGCAGCACCGGCGAAAAGCGAGGCGGATACGAAAGCCGCAGCCCTGGCAAAGCTGGAGACTGACACCCCCGCACCGGTGGGGACGGATACCGATGCAGGCGCAGGCCCGGCAACTTTCGAGGCCGCTTGGAAATTAATCAAAGAGGAGTTAAAGTGTGATACTCAGAAAGCCATGTCCGTAGCGGCCAAGAGATATCCAGAACTCCACAAGAAAATCACGGAGGCTAATAAATAAATGAGCTTTTGCAAATCACCCATGACACTGTTATCCGGCGCGGTTTTAATAGCCAAACGCCTTGTCAAATTTTCCAGCGGGACCCTGGTATATAATACCGCCGCTGCTACCGACGACCCCGTCGGCGTTAACGATTACAATGTGGCCAGCGGGGAGCGTGCCTCCCTTATGACTTTATCAGAGGACGGCAGCCTCGAAATGACAGCCGCCGGGGTAATTGCCCTGGACGCGGACGTATATGCGGCCGCCGACGGTAAAATCCAGGCGCTCCCGACAGACGGCGGAACATACCGCAAAATCGGGATAGCCATGGAGGCAGCAACCGCAGACGATGACATAATCGAGATATTGCCCTATGCGTACGCGAGCACGACAGTCGTGGCCGGTACGGTTACAATTGCGGCCCCTGTTATTGTCCCCGGGTCCATTACACAGATCGACTCCGGGACCCAGGCCGTGGACGCAACCCTGGCCGACGACACCGTGATCGGGCGACAGACCAAACTCGTTATGACCGATGCGAGCAACAGCTCGACGTTAACGATTGCGAGCCACGAAACCGCAGACGCAGAGGTCGCAACCTTTGACGCCGTGGACGAGTACCTGGTCCTTGAATGGTCCGGCACGGAATACGTCACCATTAAAGCCACCGCCACTTTCGTGTAAATCGGCTCTGGCATTGGTTTTTAATACGATTTTTAATTAATTTTTTATATAAGGAGTACAGTTATGGCAACACCCACGAGCGACACCGCGGTACAGCGGCCCGACCTGGGGGTATTGGTTCAAGAGTACATGGAAAGCGCGGAGGAGCTCGGTTTCGTAGGGCTCCAGGTTATGCCCCTATTTGAGACACAGGAACAGTCCGCAAATTACCCGGTCATCCCCAAAGAGGTTATGCTACACATGGCCAAGACTGGGCGCGCTATGCGGTCCAAGTACAACCGGTCAGACTGGGAATGGGAGGAGGGTTATTACAGCACCAAAGAGAATGGCTGGGAGGAGGCCGTGGATGATCGCGAGCTCAAACTCTATGCCAGCAAATTTGATGCGGAGGCGGTCGCCTCCAGGCGTGCGAGTAAGATTATTCTGAGAGCCCAGGAGCAAAGGATCGCAAACCTGGTTTTTAATGCTACCAATTTTACGGCCCACGGCGTTACCCATGAATGGGACGACACAGCCAACGCCGTGCCGATTGATGATGTGGCCACAGGTATTGAGGCCGTCATTAAAGCGTCCGGCATGAAACCGAATGTTTTAATCATTGCCCGTACAACCTGGCGGAACTTGAAACGAAACGCGCAGATTATCGCGCAAATTAAGTACACTTTCCCTGGCGCGGACATTAACTCCATGAGCACGGCGCAAATGGCGCATATCCTGGACATTGACCAGGTCCTCGTCGCCGGTGCCGTTTATAACTCCGGCAATAAGGGCCAGGACGCAACCGTCGCGGACCTCTGGAGCAACGAGTATGCAATGCTTACCAAGATTGCGCCCGGTGGCTCCGATTTGACAGAGCCATGTCTCGGTCGGACTTTTCTCTGGACAGAGGACAGCCCCACCAATGAGGTCGTGGAATCTTACAGGGACGAGGGAGTCCGTGGCGACGTTATACGAGTCCGCCATGATACCCATGAGAGCCTTATTAAATCCATTGACGACTCCGGCACGGTTAAGAGTAATATTTCCGCCGCGGTCTCTTACTTGTTTAGTAATATAACAACGTAAATGGACGCTCACGGCTCATTTTTTGACAGTGTAGGTTTTCCCGGCCTGGCGGAGGAGTTTTTCGGCCAGGTCGCGACCTACACGCCCACCACGGGCGACCCGGTGCCTGACTGCGACGTCGTCCTCACGCGGGACGTGGTAATCCAGCCCTCCAGCTACGAGGCCACAACCGCGATTGTAGGAGACACCCTGGAGGCCCTGGTCGCCCAGGTGGGGACCGTGAACGAGGGGGACACCTTTACCCTCGTCAACGGCGGGGCCGTTTATGCTTGCACGCGCCAGCTTGAAAATAACGGGCGCGTGACCAGGTGGGTGGTCCATGCCGATTAGTGTGCAGGTCAGCGACGCGGACAAAGGGGTCCTGGAGCGTATGCTCAAAGAGATTAAAAACGGGGTCCCCCGGGTTATGACAGCGGCCATTAATAAGACGTTAAAAACCACGCAAACCCAGGCTGTCAAGGCCATTGGCCAGGAGCTTAACCTCACGGCCAAACGGATAAAAAAGGACTTTACCCAGGAGCCAGCAACCTGGGCCAAGACAAAGGGCGCTTTAATTGCCAAAGGCGGGCCGGTGGGCCTGATACAGTACGGGGCCAACCGCATAAAGGCGGGCGTCTCTGTTAAGGTCAAGAAAACCGGCGCCAGGTCATTGGTAGCGGGCGCGTTTATAGGCCGCAGGGGGACAAAAGAGCACCTTTACCGACGCCAGTACCATACCGGGGTTAAAAAGGCCGTGGTCCCGGGCCGTAAATATGCAGCATTGCCGAACGAGTACCGGCTCCCGGTCGAACGTCTCACCGGTCCCCGTATAGAGGACATATACGGCAAAAAAGCCGTTTACGGGGCAATTGTACTATTATCCGCCGCCAAGTTTGCCGAGAATATGGGCAAAGAGGCGGCCGCAGTTTTACGGAGGTTTGGAAAGTAATGGCTGACACGATACGGGAAAAAATTATTAAGGCCCTCGTGGTCCAGCTCGCCGAGATCAAAACGACGGCGGGTTACAATTACACCATGGTCGAACCGCTCCGAGGTAAAACGACTTTTGACCCGTCAAATACTCCGGTCTCCGTCGTTTTTGCAGGGACGGAGGAGAACGTCCGGCAGTATAGCAAGGAAAATTTGACAATGCTTATGCGCGTGGAGAGCCACGCGATTTTCGGGGACGTTAACGCCAGCGTGGTCCAGGAAAAACTCCTGGGGGACCTGCGGAAAAATTTAACGGACCCGGCGGACACATGGGGCGCAGATGTTAACGCCGACGTCGAGGTGGGATACGCGGAGGGCGGACCCGCCGAGCAACCGGAGCCGAGTAACACCGTGACAGCCGTTTATGTGGCCCTCACGGTCAAATATAAAACGGATATAGGCGACCCCTATACCAACACTTAAAAAGGAG